GAAAAGGAACGGGGGGTCGGTGGTGTCCTTGTGCTCACAAAAAAGCGCCCACCCTTAGATAAATTACATCTCCGACAACTTGCAACTAAATTCTCATCACTATCATTTCCTCCAAGCCTACGAGGAACGACATGATCTACTGTTGTTGCTTCTTGGTTGCAGTATTGACAAATGAACTGATCCCTACGCAGAATGCGACTTCGTATTGATCGCCAATGTCTGGTAGATCCGCTATCTCTTAAAGCTGATTTACTCAATACCATCCCTTAATCTTATGATGAGCGAGCGCATTACAAGGATTAGAGTAGCGCTTTTCAATGTATTTTAATTGCCAATCAATCTGTTTGTATCCATCAACTCTACTTAGGTATTTAGATCTACCTTGAGGAATACCATAATGACTACCATTCTTGGCTTTAGGATTCCATCTAGATTCTTTGTAGTTTAACTCATCTAAACAATAGAACTGATCTATATCATTAAGCTGTATGAAAGCCCATTGTCTGTAATGATTAATTCTATCTTCAGCAACGGAATCATTCTTTTGAAAGGCTATTGTCATGCCTAAAGACAGAGATATCACCAAACCAAACCTTGCGATCTTTCTGCTTCGCAGATCGCCCTTTCGCTCTGAAAGCGAATTTGCGTTTAAGGGTATCACATCACTCCAAATCAATTAACATAACCGCAGGTCAGACGGCAAGTCATAATCCGTAGGTCATCGGTTTCTAACCAAGTTTCAACATAACCAGCATCCATTATTTAGCCCCAATCAATAAACATGTATGACATTGCTGATCTACAAATTGCCATGATCCACATTGTTTGCAGCGGATTACAGGCTCTTGAGTGTCAGTTGCTTCGGCTAAGTTCTTTGTGCCAATAGCGCAACATTTAAGGCATTGATATACCCTAAAGCCATCAGCTGTGTCGTATCCATCCATCCAGATAAACTCTGAATTGGCTGAACAGAAGTTGCATCTAAACTTCATCGCACCATTCCAATCTGACTTTTCTTTAGTTGCACAGTTGGATAAAAGCCTGATGAGGCTAAGAAACAAGGTGAGTAAATTGGTCGAGATCCCATTTCTGCATGATTAAACTTAAGGTTAGTTGGAAGTGGAATAATTGCCTCAGCTTCATTCCAGATACGCTCAAACCACTTGGATTTCATAAATGGCAATAAAGCAATTCCGTTTTTGTGTGCAAGAAACTTATCTACCCAAGGGGTCGGTTTTGAATAAGGTGGGTTCATCCACACAATGCCTTGCCAATCTTGTAGCAAACCATCATCAAGAATTGAGTAATGTCTTTTGGCTGGTAACCAGTTAACTCCACCTTCTGGTGCAGCTACATCAAGATCAAAGTTAATATCTAATTGATCAAAGATCCATTTGGGAGTGTAATAATCATCTGATTTAGCCATTTTTACTAGCCCATCCCTTGCCCTTAAATATTGCCGGAACTGCTGTGTAGACACGATTTAATTGAAAGCCACATACTTGACAAAGAGGGATTTCGTGCTGCATCGGAAGATCCAATACAATACTCAACCCCTCTCTATCGCAAGCGTATTCGTAATTCGGCACTATGGAATTCGATTGATTGAATGACAGGAATAGCATCGAAGCAGATCGCCCTCATGAAGTAATCTGTCATCGTTGCAAGTATCACAAACAATCGTTGATGGTTCTACTTTAACTCCGTTATCTGTAAAAGTCGCAGTTAAACCAGAACCATCAATCATTATCATTTCGCCCATTTAATCCTCCTCTCTAAAGAACCAACTGCCATTAGCAGCTGTAACTGCCCACTTAGCATTGCATTGCTCACCTTTTGGTGCGCTGCAAACATAGCCAAAATACGGCTTACCAGTTTTAGCAGTTCCTTCTTTTAATATCATTAAGCCATGTGTGCATTCTTGCTGTTTAGGTTTGGTCGATAAGGCTTCTGCAACATCACCGACTGACCAAGTTGTAGGTTCGCTTGTTGGCGTAGCATCATCTGCAAATGACTTTCTGAGTGCCATTTCAATAACTTGCGAATTGCCACTTCTGCCATAAATGTTTTTAATTGGTTCATCATTTACCTTTTTCATGTCATCCTTTGTAGCTGTTTTGTCAGATCCTTTAAGTAAAATAATTGCTCTACCCAATGCGCTTGTAGCTGTATCCTCAACATAAAACTTTTTCATGTTTTGGATATAACTTTCGCGTGCGCCAAATGCAACATTGCTAACTGCCGGTGATGTGTCTTTACTATCTCGCCACAAAGTCGCTTGCACCAAGATATAACCATTGACTGCATCATGGCTGATTACAGATATGTCTGATCTGCCAGATGGAAAGTTGGATATAAACCATTTGTTTAGAGTAGCCACATCCTCATAATCGGCTAAGTTAAATGCCATTAGTTAGTCCTCCCAATTTTCATCTTTGACGGCATCAAGCACAGTTTTATAGACAGATCCGTAGGCAATAAAGTCTTTGATGCTGTCGTAATGATCAGGGGTTTCACTAAGCCTAGAAACCTTGACCAACGCCATACATAAAGCAGCTTGGTGTGGTGTGATTGGGAAATCAAGATAAGCAGACCATAAGCCTGCAATTCTTTTGTGGTTATAGTATGGATGTCCGTAGACACTTCCGCGCTGTTGGATCGTAGTAATGACCTCATCAAACAGGCTTTCAGTTTTTGTCATAATCAAACACTTGATCTCGTTTGCTATCTGTGATCCTGCGGTGCATGTCGTAACCATCTTTACGACCCTTCCAATATCCTGATTGGAATGCGTTGTCTTTGATTGTTGAGTAAATACCCCAAACAATGAAATAGCCCAGAATGCAATAAAGCACTATCCAAGCTGCTGATGTTTCTATCATGTCGCTCCCTTACATATCCACAGCATCTCTGTGAATACATAAAGTATGACTTAAAGCAATGACCTTTGGTTAATTACTTTCGGCGTGTTTTATAACGATTAGATAACGCCAATATCCTCAAATTCATCGATGTGATCATCAATCGAACGATCCCGATAGTCGGTTTCAAGCCCCATACGACTTTCCAAGAGCTGTAAAACTACCATCTTTGTTAATCGGAATAAGAGTTGGGGTCATGTTTTTTCCGTTCCATTCAAGGATTGCGATACCCATCTGCCAATTGGCTACAGTTCGCGTATAAGAGGCTTTTGCCTTATTCATAAGGTTTCCTACCTCAATGCCATATAAAGGTCTGTAATGACCTCCTATGCCCTCTGAATAGGCACTCATGCCCAACCTGTGGGTGTGCCCAATAACGCAACTTTTGCCCGTTTTGCGACTAAGGTTCAACGCCGTCATTCCAGCATTTGGATTGGCATTGCCCTCATCGCCATGAGCCAACACCCAGCCCTTTTCAAATTCGTAGAATGTCTTATGAAATGTAATTCCTAAATTCTCAAAATCCATAAATTTTGCATATTGTAATTCTGGAAGGCTGATCAAACCCGGCACTTTTAAGAGAGTGTTATAAAGGCGATCAGTATGATTACTGCGGACAATATGAGCCTCTTTAGCATTCTCAGTTAATGCCCAAAGGATCTCTTGAGTAGCTGTGCGATCTTCATCAAGAGTTTGCTGATAAGCCAAAGGTGTTTTCTCAGCCCATCGAGAAATGGTTTGAAAGTCAATCTCATCGCCAACACATAGAACGCTGTCAAACTTCTCACGCCTTGCAAGTTTAGTGACATTTTTGACTGCTTGCTCATGGTGGTAGGGTATTTGAAGATCGCTGATAACTAAATATCGCTTAATCGTCATCCTCATCGTCAGATGGGTCTATGCTAGGAATAATCCCACCATCGCCAACAACCCAATTCGGAAATGTTTTGATTTCAGTCATGAGCCAAAATGCGTGCTCAGGTGTAAATCCTGCTTTCCTTGCAGCTTTGTAACATTCGTGCAACGCAATGTAATGCGCATCAATTTTTGACGGATCAGGAGTGTGGCGAACTACGCGCCTATTGATCTTCGTCCGTTTAGTGGTTTTGCGTGTGTTCGCCATAAATAAATTATCGCTTACTGATTAAGATAAACAGATCATCAACACGCGTTTCTAATCTGTTCAATTGATCCTTCATGCTTGAGCCACCATTGGGCTTAAGTTCTTGCAGGTAAGATTTAATAACCCAGCGTAGAACCAACAATATACTGCTTGCGATAGCGCATGCGCCAACGGCTAATCCAACCCATTCGTTCGGTGTCATTTCGCATTAACGCCATAATCATGCTCAGCACCGGATGTTGGGTCAATTGCCTTAGCCAATGGTGCAACTAATGAACCTAGCAGAATTGCATACTCTGGTCGGATGTCAGCAACAATTGCCAACACGACAGTTAAACCACTAGCTGCAACAGCTCTTAAATATGACTTAATTGCTGCTTTGTGTTTCTTAGATAGTTTCATTATTTGCCTCCTAGTAGTGGGATGTTAAAGAAATCGCCTTTTTGATTTGGTTTGAATGAAATGTGGATGTGTTTGATGTGTGGATTTATGCCTTTGTATTTGCGCCATTTCCAACCAAGCAAGGGTGATGCAATCTTGCCAACATGGATGATGTAACTAATTCGCTTATCGGTTTTTGCAGCAACTCTGATTTGCTCGGCTAGGTAAATGCTCATCTCAGGCTGATCGCATAATTTGGCATCGACATCGATAGCACAAACTTCATTAGTTTTAGGCAAGGGGTTGTGATCGCTCTTAGTGGTCTGATGTTTTTGATCCCCAATCCAACCATCCGACTTGCGCGATCTATCGGCAAAACTGTCGTCAATCTGCTCACGCATTTGAACAGCAGCTTTAGATAACCAAGCCTTCATTAGCCAAGTATCGTTTTAAGTTCATCGGCAGTTAAACCAATGCGATCAAGTATTGCTGCTTTAGCAGTTTCTTTTGCTTCGGCTTCGGCTTTTGCTGCCTTTGCATTATCAGCATCTAACTTGATTTGAGCAATTTCAGCCGCAGTCGCATCTCTGACAATTTCCTCGCCAGTTTCGCAATTAACAATTTTTACTTGTGGTTTTGTAGTTGTCATTATTTAACTCCGTATAATAGGGCTGTTCCGCCACCAAGAGTGCCACCTAAAACTAAAATTTCAAGTGATGTTATTGCTGCGGAAGTGCTTGGTAAATAACTTCCATTTAGTCCAACTGTTACTTTAGTGCCACCTGAATCAGTATATATAAATAAACCATTAAAGTTTTGTCTAAGTGCTTGAGTATAATCATAAAAATTGAAGACTGCGTTATTATCAACATCAGCATTACCTGAATCTGCACTAGCATCTTGCAATAATATAGAAGTCTGACCAGTTTGATTGCTATTCGAACTTGCTGAAGTTCTTGATATTATTCTTTGATAATCACTGCCTGACGCACCATTTATTCTGATTGAAAGTGAAGTGCCACTTGAAGTAGGATAAAAATCTCTTAATATCAATTGTAGATTATTGTAAGTTTGAGGTATTGAACCAATAGTTACCGAAGCACCAGTTAATGCTGTTCCACCTGTATTGATTAAAGTCATACCACCGCTTGTAATTGTTGTATATGCTAATCCTGTTGCAGCTGTGCTATCTGCGGTTAAAACTTGACCATTTGTTCCGACTGCTAATCTTGCAACTGTGTCTGCTGCGGTTGCTGCAATGATGTCGCCTTTAGCATCAACAATAGTTTTAGCAATTGCTGCACCTGCATTTGTAAATACTGTGGTGTCAATTGCAGTTCCAAGTGATCGGATTGCTGCTGCACCATCTTTGACCAGCGCGGTGTCGTCTGGAGTGCTCCAGCTGTAATTAGTAGTAGTTGCCATATTGTCCTTTATCTCAGGCTACGATTGTAGCGTATTCCCATGTCAATGTTGGGCTTAAAGTGTTCCAACGCTCTGTGATTGGCGTAGTGTTCCAACGCATTGCCACTTGGCTATAAGCCACAGGCGACAAGTTAATTGTCAAGAATAATTCATTGAACCTAGTGCTCCATGACCAACCTTCAACATATCCTTCAAACTCACCTGATGAAATTTGAGTAGGTAGGTTTTGTATGTTTAGAGGTTGCCCCATGAATACGCCTAGCAGATTATCCCGATCACTATTGTCAATCTCTGGATTTGTGATTGGAAAGGTAATGCTCTGGAATGCTGGTTGTGGGAATGCTCGTTGAGCAATATATCGATCTGCCACAGCTTGAGCATCCACAGCTGAGTGGAGAACTGTGTTTAGGCTTTCGGCTTTATAGCCATAAGTTGCAATTGATGTTGCTGAGGTTGCAGTTTTTTGAGATCCAAAGTTGTTTCCGTAATTGATAACAATGTCGTTTCGAATATCACCTGATCTAGTAATGGTGCTAAGTCCTTGACCTAATGCATGATTAGCACTTAGATCAACATAGCCATTGGTAAGCAAATAATTCTGCCTGTGATCTGCATCAGCATAACCAATGTTGCCTTCATTGTCCTCATATAAATATCCAAATGCTGAGTTAGCAATAAGGCTTGCAATGTTGTAAATCGTATCTGATTCGGCTGCTCTGTTTTCCATTGTATATAAGCCCGGAGTATCAATCTCACCAAGTCCTAGATTTAACGCATTAGCCCATGTTTCTGTTGCATCGTATCCTGCCCAAGTTGTAGCTGCTGGAACATCATTCCAAGTGCCAAGCAATACGCTAGACAATAGATCATAAATTTGATTGCCATCCTCATCTTGTGAGATTGTGCCGGCATATAATTCTTTTGCTAACTTAACAAGTGATCCCATTGCAAGGACTGTGTATTCAATAACAGTTGCATTTGATCCAGTTGCGCCAACGCTAACTGTAATATCTGTAATATCGCCACCAAATATATTGACATAAGCGGCTGATGTATTTTTGACTTGCAGACTTAAACTATCGTTAATGTCAAATGGCAAGGTTTGACCAGACAACGCCACAAATGTAATTTGCAAATAAGATGGATTTGGTTGCTGGTAAATATCTGTGCGACCAGCCTCATGCTGGATGTCGCTTATTGCAATGTCTGTGTAATCAACACCTGCAACTGTGAGTTTCCAATCTGGCGACCAAGCAGTCATTATCCTGCTGCTGCTCTAATTGCTTGATAACTTAGTGCTGGAGTTGATCGGGCTGCGCTTTGATTAACTACTTTTGCCACAGCTCTTGCAGCACCTTCGCCGTCTATTGCATTGACTGTGATATTAACTGGATTGCCTGAGCCATAAGTAAAGTTTGATCCGCCTCTAGGAATTGCTGGCAATGATGATCTACCTGCTGATGGTGCTGGATTAGGTAATGCACCGATATTAACTCCGGGAATAATATTAACCACTCTTATAAGTTCATTGGCAAGTGATACAACTAAGCCAATTGCTTCTCTTAAAAATGTAATAAATCCTGAAATGATGCCTGAAATGCTTGCAATAGTCCTGCCAAAACTTGCAGCGTTTTGTTGAGTTTCTGTCAATGCTGCATTTAATCCTGCATCGCCTGTAAGTCCTGCGATAAATCCATTTAATGTTGGAATGCCTTTGTCGTTTAAGAAGGTAATAAATTGCTCGACAAATGGCAACAATGCAGATCCTAAACTTTCCTTAGCCTCATCAAATGCAACAGTCAATCGATCAATCTTGCCTTGAAAGGTTTCCGCGTTTGTAGCAGCTGCGCCACCATAGAGTTCTGCAAGTTTGGCTTGCACCTCAGTAAATGACAATGTTGATAATTCTGCTTTAGATAAACCAAGTCCTAATCTGCCCAAAGATGTAACATTGCCATCTTGCGCACGACCTAATGCGTTGGCTACCTGCTCTAAATCTTTACCAGATGCTTTGCTTATATCTAACGCTAGTGTTAATAATTTTTGTGCTTCCTCAGTATCTTTTGTGCTAACTGCTAATCTTTGTAATGCCGGTCTAAGTTGGTCATCGGCAACACCAGTGGCTAAAGATGTCTTAAGGATCATGTCCTCAGTTGCCTTTATTTGGGCATCAGTAGCACCTGTGGCAGCCCGTAATGCATTGGCTAACCTAAGTTGTGCAGCCTCATCTTCTATTGCAGCCTTGACCCCATCAACGGCTAATTTAGTGCCATAAGCAACGGCAGCAGCAGCAGCAACGGCAAATGCAGCAGCAGCCTTTTTTCCAAATGCTGAAATCTTTTGGCTGTTAGTTTCAACGGCATTATCAGCTTGATTTAATTTATTCTTAAGATCATCAATATCTGCAAGGATCTTAAGCGATAGGGTTCTGGTATCTCTTGCCACTTATGCCCACTTATCTAGAATGCGATTGTATGCCGCTTCCCATTTGTTAATCAATTCAGGCTGAATTCTGCGAAGCGTTGGATAGATAAACCATCCACGCGAACCTCTGCCTTGTCGTCCTGAATATGCAGGGAACTGTTTGAACTTATTAGATCCAAACTCAACAGCACCCCA